TCGCAAAAACCAGCCGTCCGTATCAGAGAAAAATCCGGCAATAAATGTCCCCTTTCCCGTCGTAAAACCGTTAACAATACAATCCAGTTCAATACCAGTTTCTTTGCTACTAGCGATCGCGCTACCGAAAACCAGTTTACTGCCCGTCGTTTCCGGTCTCGTCAGAGTAAGTCCACCCCACGGACCAGTTGCTGCGCTGTTAACCGCCCCCGAGCTAATTGTCAGCCAGGGGGGGATTTCTCCGCCGTCAAAATTAGTAGTCCAGTGTTTTGAAAATAGCCCTATCATTAATTCAACCTCATCAGAGAGATATCACCCTTTTGCCCACCAGTGCGGTAAGCCATGTAAACCACTCCCCCTGCTGTCACGCAGTTGCCCGGATAATCAATATCACCCTGGACTTCATACGTAGCGGGAGGCGGCGTTATGTCTTTAACCCGGACCGTCAACGACGCAAAATCGTCAGCAAGAGGCGCTGTAACGAGCCTGAAATGCCGGATAAGGACGCTGCCCGACTGCGCTTTTCCTGAAACACCAACCCACCACGGTTTACCGCGCCAGTTGAGTACGTCACCCTCGTACATTGTCAGCAATACGTCCTGCGGCTCTGCGTTTAGCGCTACTGCCAGGTGGCGGCATTTATCCTGCATCCAGCCAATTAGCCGCCCGTCGCGCTGCCACGTGTAACCGCCGTCATCGGACGTCCACAGTGCCGCATTTGAGTAATTCGTCCCGCCGTACAGGCTGTACCCGAACAACTGGCCGTTATATGAAAAAGGTCGGAAATAACCGCAATGCCCATCACCCGGTTGCTCAAGAAATTCTTTATCCAGGACTACGCCGACGCGCGTCCATGCCGTGAGGTCTGCGGGGTCGGCTGTAGCGAGGCAGGTTTGCTGCTGCCCGATAGCCCCGGGCACACCAGCTTGCTGGTAATACATAAGAACTTTATTGCTAACAGGGTCATAAATAACGGACGGCGTTTCGGTTTGCCACCCCCCAGCGTCATCACGATATATTTTCCCCCTATTAACCCATGGGCCTGTAATATCGTCCGCCTCAAACAAGAAAATACCGGACGGATCGTGTGTCGCTGAGTGGTCGGTACTGTAGAAGAGCGCAAAACCTGTGCCGCCCCATGCAGATTTATTGACTATCCATGGCCAGTAAACCGTAGGTGCAGATTGTTGAGAGAATTGAATAATCGGCGCGCTCAGGCGTTTGAACGTTGGGTATTCGCGGGCGGTTCCGTCCGGCGCGGTAGATAGCGGTACGGTTTGACTTTCAGACGCCGGGGGACTCCAGTTTATTGCCTCTGCGATTTTCTCTGCGGCGTATTCCGTTGGGCCGCCGTCATAATCTGACTCAAGCCAGGAGCGCGAACCTTCCGCGAACGTTAGCGCTATAGCGACATTTTTATCCGAATCCGGTGAATCACCTATGTTAATAGCCTTGCCAATCAATTTTGCAGAGTGCTCAGTAGGCCCGCCGTCATAATCTGACTCAAGCCAGGAGCGCGAACCTTCCGCGAACGTTAGCGCTATAGCGACATCCGTATCGCTTTCAACAACCCTGCCGGGGGTAAACCCATCATCTATATATTCCTGCGACGGCATCTTTCGCCCGGTAGCTGACAGAATACCACCGTTGTTGATGTACTCGTCTGCCAGCGTCGCATCATCATTTCGTATCCATGTTATAGCACCATCTGGAATTTTTCCGGCATCTACCGCAGCCTGTGCATCCGCGAGTGTGGCAAATGGCAATCCCAGGATGGTAATGCTGTTTTGCGCATCGTCGATAGCTGCGTTGCTCTTCGCCATCATTCCGCGCCAGGTATCCAGATCATCGCCAGCGCGATCTGGTTCAGTCAGCGCAGGCCCATTGAGCAGCTTATCCAGGCGCTCGGCATTATCGAGCAGCACAGCGGGAGACGTACTCCCCAGCTCCGGGTTAAAGGCCATGTTTTTTTGCTCCAAAACGGTATTCGCCCAAACGAGGGTTTGAGCGAAAAGAGTTAATTAGGGGTTGTTATGGGGTATTAAGCGACGTCGCCGGGGTATGTGGCGTCGTCGTACTGGTAGAAAATTTCTTTATATTCAGGTGCAGTAATCTGACAGTTGCTGTCACCCGATGGGGCAACCTCCTGGACTATCCCATGCCGCGCACCCTTTTCACTGTCGCAGAACAATAACTTCGGCAGATCAATATCTGGGTCGTCCATAATCCAGTCGCCGGGATGCAGGTCGTCGTTGTACGGCACCGTCAGCGTGAAATCATCTACCCGTTGCGGCGTTAGCATTCGCGATGATGGTCGACCGTCCTGAAACTGTATCCAGCAGCGAGGATTCGCGTAGCTCCAGTCCAGTGGCTCCGTGACGTGCAGAGTAATTTCCTGGAAGTCGTAAATCATCGCGTCAATCAGGCAACTTTGGGTTTTCCCGGTTGGAATGTCGTCGGACAAAATGATGTGATCACCGAAGTCATGACACCATCCCAGCATTGAAGTCGTAGCCGTATACGTTCGGCGTTGGTGGAGATATTTCATTAACCGACGCATCCCGATACGCCAGGCGCGATCTGCAGTCATGGCAACATCAATGGTGTATGCCTCCGTTTTGCGCGGAAAACGATTTTCCGGCGTCCGGCACTGTACGGTTTCCTCCGCCCAGGTCACAGGGTTGATATATTTCACATCCACGCCATCAAAATCATCCTCCGACGGGACCCTGAATGACGTCTGCATTTCCTCGACGGTATCCTGAGGAGTAATGATCCCTGTCCAGCTTTTGACGCCCTCTCTCCCGACAGAAAGCAACCCGTCAGATAGCAGAAAATACCCCATGCCAGCCTCGGCTATTTTGTCGAAAATATCCTTTGCTGACGTGCTGTCACTGCTTGCCTGGTGATCAAAATATTCTCCCCTTGGCGTCCAGTAGGTATCCTCCAGCTTACTGAGCGCCGCAATGTCGATCTGGTCGTCGCGATATCCCAGACTGCGGGCAAGATGCAGGAACGCACCGCTGATTGTCCTGTCACCACCGCCATCATAGTTTCGCGTGGCGACAACACTCACACGCTTGTCTGACTGCGCCGCCAGCTGGCCGCCGGTTTCTACCGTGATCCCTATTGTTGATATCCCTGCGTAGGAGGTCGGACGGGAAAGCAAACGACCTCTGAGCGCCTGCCAGAACATGCTGTCTCTCGCGTTATTGCTCCCCTGCTCGTTACGGCGGCGGCATCGAACCTCCACCAGCCCAGGAGAGGACAGATCAAAACGCTCTGTAAAACCGAGGCCATTAATGTTTTTAAGCGCGTAAACCCCTGGCTTACTCGTCCACCCGGATCCGGAACCATAAACGCGATACTGGATTTCATACTCGACATGGCGGACCCGCTTATTCCCGTTGTTCTGGAACCCACAAATTCCGTTTGGGAAAGCAAAGTTGACCTCGAAGGCGTCCACAACTTCATTCTGCGGGCAGGCCAGAAAGGGGCCTAGCCAGGTTTCATTATCGTTAATACCAGACGCGGCAAAATCCACGACGGTACGGGTCATAAAGCCTGACCAGGTGCTGTCAACGACACCGTTAACCACACGCTGTACGGTCGCAGAGGGGCCATCAGTAGACGCTATCTGGTATTCGTTGCCACGGTGCGCCAGGGAAATCCGCTGAGTGCCTTCCGGCAATCCGGAAAAGGCAGTGCCAGAATCGTATGCCAGCGTCACGCTGGCTGTTACCGCAGGGCTTCCGCCGCTGGATGCTGTACCAGCTGTAAATACCGGGCTGCCGCCAAATACTGACGCAGGCAGGAATGATGACGTAATGGAACCGCCACGCCAGGGGCTGGAGATCTCCACGATACGTATCACGCCGCCATCATCCTGAGCAATGAGCCCCGAACCATTCAACCCGCCATTAATCGCTGTGAGCACGCCAGACATTGTGCCGTAATTGGCGACCAGAGATATGGTATAGGTGATACCCTGCCAGGTCAGAGCAAAGGTCTGGCTGGTTGTCGTAAAGTCATACGTTGACGGCGACGCACTGGCGCGTAATACCGCAGTCGCTCCACCTGTTCCCGGAATGGCGTCCTGGTGAGGGGTATACGTCGCGATCTGGAGATCATAGTCAGTACCGTTAAACGTTAGGGTGACAGGCATTCCGCTGAATGGCGCAATCTCTGACACGACGTCGCCTGTCAGCACGTTAAAACCGCCCTCGATGGATACCTGATAATTCACTGGCGCTTTCAGGGTGACAATTGCACCGGCGATCCAGCCTGGAGGAAGTTTGTTCTCATCCTCGTCTTCATCATTATCATCATCGACATCGAGGCCAGAAAACGAGACAGAGGCACCGCTGACGGTCATGGCATCAGCAACGATATCACTGGCTTCAGGGGCAGTCTGAGCCATATCTAGGCCGCTGCCGCTCGACGTTCCCCCAACTTCCGTTGAGTTGAACCATATCTCGCTGCGACGATCCCCGGCCACATTATCGCCGGGCCCATAGCTGGTATATGAAAAGCCCTCGCCTAAGGTCAACGCCGGGGTTTCTCCTACCCGAAAATCTCCACCGGTATAGGAGAAACGACCATACCCAAGGCAGACAAACATTTCTACCGTCATTCTGGTGGGATCCGCGGGGTCGAATCGCGTTACCGGCTGCACCAGGTAATCCGGGTAAACCCGGTTTCGCCCAAAAGCCTCCCTAACGGGATCGCCAAGCTTCGCTGTATTGGCCCGCGCCGGGTTCAGATCCAGCGATGAAGCGTTACTGGATGAAAAGCCGCCCAGCTCTGGTTTTGGGGCAAAGAATAATGCATAGGCCGTAGACGCAATGGATACGGCCACCGAAACCCACGCGGCAATTTCAAGACCCGTGCCATAAGGAATGGGATATATCCGCACGTCACTGTCTGGCCGCAACAAACATAACGGCCATTCCGCCGGGGGGACTGCCTGGCCGTTCAGCTCGATCACGACAGGATGAGTTTTATCCTGTGAATAGCTCGGGACATTTCTGCACATCCACTCATGCAGCGTAAGCACACCATGATCGTGCGTTTCAAGTGGTTCACCCGGTAGCCGGGACGGATAAAACTTTATCGTCATTGCCAGAACTCCACGCGGTTAAAGCGGCGGATAAATCGCGCCAGTGGCAGAAACGTAACCCCCGAGCCTGGATTGCATTCCGCGACCTGCAGCTGGTTATCGAGCATTACAACGATCCCGACATGGGAAACTGTTGAACCCGAATAGCAGGCCACTCCGGCACCTTCACAGGGGTCACAACGTTTCAGCGAAAGCATCAGCTTTCTCGCCTCCCGGTCGAGGCCCCCGCCGTCTTTGGTCACACCTGCAAAATCAGGCCATTCAGGTAGCCCCAGGTCGCTGCGTATTTCATTCACAATGCCGAAGCAGTCGAGTAGCGGGTAGGCTCTACCGCCCTTCTGCCATTTAACAGAACGGTATTTATCGGGATTAAACATATTTGCCTCAGGTTAGTAACGTAAGCCCGGATGCTCGGCGAGGTTGTAACGTTTACGGGGCCAGGCTGTTTTGAGGACATTCATATAGCCTGCCGTGACCTGAACTGCTGTCGGGGTCCAGGAGCCGGATTTGATATCGAGCGTATACGGTGATGATGCCGGAGCAGACAGATCGGATGAAATGTACCGCCGGAATGTCAGCGTGGCTGATTTCATTTCATCCAGGATTTTATCGATCGCCTCAGAAACCCTTCCGTCAATATTGCTGATAGCAAACTTTAAATCCTGTGTCCCGTCTGCATTCCTTGCTGGTAAGGCGATATCTATCGCGCTGGCTTCAAACGTCGCCGGCTGAGCATTTTCCAGCATCACGGAAACGTCATCCCAGCCACTGGTTAGCCAGTAGTTATCATCGCCTGCTGATATCTGCAGCGTATCGTGAATAACCTCCGATCCGCTGCTGGCATATAGTCGCTCAAGAATTGTCATGCTTCGGCCACTCTCTGTTTAGCGCAATATCCAGTAACGACTGGCCCGCCAGCCATTCCGGGTAATTCCCCCAGCCAGAAGGCGGTAACGGGCGCTCCCATAATTCCAGCGTTGCGCTGTACTGCCAGTATTTTGGCGCGACCAGCGTCGGTCCATCGTAAATATCCACGAACCTGGCTTTATAGGGCTTTACCCCTATTGGGGTCTGGAGTTTCAGATAGAACCATGACTGGCCATCTTTAAGCGCATCCCTGAAAAACGCCTCAAACACCTGTGCCAGAGCATCAGTTTTAAAAATCCATTTAACTGATGCCTGGGTGGGTGTTGAGGTATATCGCCTTCGTTGTTGAGCACGACCGGACGTCATCTCCGTTCGCAGTAAAGGTGATATGGGCTTAAACCCGTACCCGTCCATAAGCGGCATGGGCAGGTATTCATCCGGGTAGAAAATATCTGCCATGAATATTCCCTCCGGGCAGGTCTATCTTGGTTTTTTAGATTGGAGATTTGAATAAATAGCCCGACCGAATTTCTTCTGGGGGTTATTTACTTCGGCGGTTAAGGTGTTAACTATCCGCTGTTCCAGAGCGTCATTCCTTCGCTCAATTGCCTGCATCGTTATGTCATCCGGTTTACCGGTGAACGTACTTCTGGCATCTACGCTGACAGCAATTCGTGGCTGTGCCTGGATCTGCTTCGCAGCGTTCTGTACCGCCGGAGATTCCCGCCCAACAGCTCTGACCCCAAGCGAACCATCAGCGCCACGGGTAAGGGGCATGATGGCTTCCGGCCCGGCCTCGCCGAATACACCTGCCCCTTTCGCAAACGCAAAATATTGGGGAGTGCTGTAAACACCATTGCTGTAGGCAGAAAGTGACGGAGAATCGTAAACGCCTCCGAGAGCGTTAAATGAAAAATTAGCTCCCGCGCTTTGAATAGCGGTACCACTACTTGCCGCACCGCTGGCACCGCCAAAAAGACTACCGAACAACCCACCCGCTCCGCCGCCAAATGACGCCATAATTGCTTTGGTGATTAACGCCTGTGTTGCCATCTGGATCAGCGTCTTAATCACCGTTTCGCCCAGGGAAGAGAAAATATTAGACATCCCATCTTTAAAAGAAGCAGCGCCTGTCAGGACGTTTGTCAGGTTGTTGGAGATAGAGTTTGTGGTGGCATCCAGAATCTCGCTGGTTGCAGTGGCAGCCATTGAACTCAGTTCAGAAGCCTGATCGGCATAGTTCATCAGGGAATCGCTGATCCCAGCGCGCCAGTCTGACTGCTGTTCATCGGTTTTTTTGTAGTAGTCCTCCTGAATCGCCAGCCGTTCAGCAAGTGCAGCCTGCAGTGCTTCCGTTTGCTGTTTGTACAGGTCCTCAGAAATTTCCCCTCGACTGAAATCCCGCTGCAGGTCCCGCTGCTGTTTGAGAAAATCAGTGCGAATATCTGCCATTTCCTTCATGCGGTCGCGGGCCTTTCCCCCCATCCCGGCACCAAGAAAATCAATATTCCCCCTGTCACGCGCAGCAGCATTACTATCAGCCAGCCCATCACGGAACGTTTTTAACTGTTCAGCAATGTTTTTCTGATCGATAAGCGCAGCATTATGCAGAATAGTTTCTTTTTTAGCTCGATCGAGTGAGGCTAACTCCCCCTGAACTATCTGATATTTTATTTTTGCCAGTTCATTGCTTTGTCCGGCGAGTGCAATCTGTTCTTCTTGTTGTTTAACAATACGGGTATATGCATCTTCATTTTTTTCTACCTCTGACTTTCCGCGAGGTTTTTTTTGCGATTCGTTAAGTTTAAAGTCTGTAGCAGCATTACCTTGAATAGCTGCGATCTGCTCATCCTGCCCAGGTAAAATATTACCTTTATTATCAGTTCGAACCGCTCCCTGTTTGATGGCATCTTGAAGAGCTTTAAGCTTGGCCCGCTCTACACCTTCTTTCTGAGAGAGGGCTATGCTCTCCTTCTGTTGCTTTATAAAATTATCGTAAGCTGTATTGGTTTGGGGTGCTGGGGGCTGGCCGTTCCCAGAACGCTTTTTTAATTCGTCCATGAATTGAATGGTAACTGACAGCGATGTTGCCATTGCTTCATTAACATTCAGCGCACCAATTATCGAACTTTTTATTTTGTCAAAAGCGACTGCCGATGCCTGAACTTTTGAGGCTAACTCAGTTTGTAACTTATTTTGCGCATCTACAGCATTGTTTAATTGAGATGTAGTATCAGCAATATCTCGGGATATTTTATTATATTCCCGCTGATATTTAGCAGCGTGCTGTACGTAACCATTATTTTGATCATTCTGAACGCCCATCTGTCGAGCGAGAGACGTATATTTCTGAACTTCAGCAGCGGCCTCGGCTTGAGCATCCCTCAAGTCTTCCAGCTTATCTTTGAGCGCGTCAATGGATTCACCAGAATCAGCAATAGAGCCTCTGATTTGAATTTCGCTCATGGCTTTCGCCTTTTCCACCACCTCATCAAGGGTGGAGGCATACTGTATCGCAGACTGACGCGCCTGTTCCTGGTTCTGATACCATGTATACCAGGCACCTGCACCCAGCATCAAAATCCCTGGAATGCCACCAAAGAGGGATGATACGCCAGCCCATGCGGTTCTCGTTACAGAGGTGAGCGCATTAAGCCGCTGATTTGCTATTGACAGCTCATTGACCGTGGCGGTTTCCGCTTTATTCGCTTTGACCATCTCCATTGAGTTTCTTGCAAGCAGTGTCCTGATGGATGCGCGTTGTTTTTCCGTCTGCGCCAGTTCAAGTTGAGCCACTAGTGAGCGCTGATTAGACAGAAGTAACGATTTTTCCGTTTCAATCTGAACAAGTGAGGCGTTTGCTCCTTCGATTTTAGCCGCAGTGCTGGAAATTTCCGCCCCTCTGGCCCTAATTAGCTCTTCGGTGTGTGATTTCAGTTGAAGCGTCCAGTTTCCCAGAAACCGGGTCACGCCCACAGCCGTCAACGCTCCTGCAGCCATTGCTACGGTATCAATGTTCTCAGCTAGTGAATCAAGACCACCAGCAAGCACAGCGGAGGCACCGTAGGCATCATTTGTACCGCCCACCCAGGCCATAAAGGCGTTTTCAACCTTTTGAGTCGAGGCTGATACTGTTTTTGGCATTGCATCAAATTCAGCCTGCATCACCCGTAACTGAGCGGTAATAGCCGGAACCACTTTATCTATTGTCAACAGTCCGTTATCAGCCATCGCCTTGAGGTCTTTGCGGGCAACGCCCATACCTGCCGCTAAGGCACGGATGATCCGATCACCGTTTTCGTTAACAGAGTTGAACTCCTCCCCGCGCAATACCCCCTGCGCCAGCGCCTGGCTGAACTGTGTGATAACTGAACTGGCCTCTGACGTGCTGGCCCCGGATAATTTAAGGCCCATGCTGATAGCCTCGGTGACTTTCAGTACATCGCCAGAGGAATAGCCAAACTCACGCATGGATGCTGCCGAACGAGAAAATAAACCTGCGTTATCACTGAACGCTGTCCCTGTTTTCTGGCTGATATCCATAAGTAATCGTTGGGAAATGGAGAAATCATCGGTTGATGTTGACGCCTGTTTTAGACGTGCATTCACAGAACTCCACTCATCAGCAAGAGCGATAAGGTGCCCGGTCGCAAAAACTCCGGCAAACGCACCAGCCATACCCATAGCTGCACTTTTAGTTTCTGATAATTGTGCAGATACTTCGGCTAGCGCCTGTCTTGTCTCGCGTGCGGAAACAGCCGCCTGCCGCCCACCCCGTTGCATTGTCTTATAATAATCGGACCCCATGCGAGATGCGCGAGCGATCTCGGTCTGAAAGGACTGAGAATTAGCTGAAACTTTTATAATTAATTCGCGAAGGGTTGCCATTGCTATTCCTCTAAAAAAAAAGCCCCGCTTACGCGAGGCTCTTAATCTAATTTGTTAGTTTAATCAATCATTCATCCTGACCGCATACCTTATAATACAAATTCAAATCAGACCCAATGAGGGTCTTGTATATCTTCTTATCATCAATGGTATAGTTTACGCCTTTAGAGAAAAAACCTTTCGATTTCATTGTTAATGCCAGCTGAAACTTTGAATAACCAGCATAGGCTCCGAAACTATTTTTTGAATTTATTTCCCCACAAACAAATCCGCCAACCAGTCCATCTTTTTCACCTGCTTTTACAAACCTTAGATAGCGAAACTTTGCACTATCTGGATCTTTCATGTCAGCAGCAACTTCCTTTTTGGCAATATCTATTGCTTTTTCGTCGCTGGGTTTACATCCTGCCAGAAATATAATGGATAATGCCAAAACTATTAATTTTTTCACACAGCGCCCCTATTGGTAAGGATATGGGTAAATCCTACCATTGGTTATGTAAAACTTCAGCTATCATTGTTTGTTCAAGCTGATGCTGCGAGCAAAGCGGCTTCTAAGCCTTAAAAAGGATCACTGTTGTTAGTCCCCGTGTATCGATGAAAGCCCACCTGAGTGAGCTATCTCAAAAACCACGGATTTGAGGGTGTCACGCCTCAAATCCAGGCAGATACATTTGAACCTCATCAACCACACGGGTGCGAGCTGCAAAGAGTAGGCGTTTCCGTCCTCCCGCCCCCCATTTGCCCATGCGGCTTGCACACTGGCTCACTTCCTTGGTTTCAGTGTTTATCAGATGGTCAATTTTATTTAAGCGGGCCATAGCATCAAAGCCCTGTCGAACAAGAGACTGAAAGGTTTGGTAAACCCGGATCTCAAACTCAGAACTGAGCCATGCGGCATAGCGTATTGCAACAATTTCCAGGGCCCATACACCTTGGTTTACGCCGCCGTTAATAACCTTAACTGGTTGATTTTCTTCCAGAGTGCATTTTTGCATTCTGGCTAAGGTTTGAACGAAATCTTTAACCTTTTTGGAGCGAAGGAACTGACTTGGTCCCTGATTTTCTTTGGCCTGACCACTGCCTACAGCGGAGGCGTGCAGGTCATTCAGACTGTAACGTCCATAGTCATCAACACGAACTGAAACGCCGTTTACTGATACGGTTGGATATTTCATCGTATTTACCTTTCTGTGGTGCGAGCCTGTTCGCGTAGACATGGGCAGCCAAGAGCGGAACGATGATAACCACCGCCCTGTCTCAGACTCACACTACGGAAAGCTCTTGCTGGAAGATGCGCACGCGAATGCGCTTTAAATTGTAGATATAGTAAAGCCCCACGGTGAAGCGAGGCTGGAGATAATTCGATTTTATTCCGAAGCGGCGAGCAAAGCGGCTTCTAACCCGGCAAATGGATCGCCGCTGTCGCTTGCCTCATCTTCTTCTGTACTCCACTGAAGCTGAGCCTCTTCAATGGTGACTTTACCGCCCTGCGCCCCGTAAACCGCTGATACCAGCTGAGCATTGAGAATATCGCCACGGATATCACCGATCGGGCTGATACGATCATATTCAGCCCACATCCTGAATTCGCCGACCGTCATGGTTTGTCGCAGTTCGCCCAGCGTGCGGCCCATCCGGAGCGCCAGCGCCATCAGGAACTGCATGCCAGGCATTTTTACTTTGCTTTAGCATCATCCGCGTCACGAATGAGATCGAGTGCCTGCTTCAACAGCCGCGAATGCACAGGGCCATAGATCGCTTCAACCTGTTCGGTGTCATCGACAGTAAAAACGGACTGCAGGTCGGTATCCAGCAAAATATCGATGAAAAGCGTGACATCAGCCCGCATCGTGCGAAAGGCTCGTTCTGAAGGGGTCAGTTCCGGTGCCTCCTGGGGATCCTGCCCTTCCAGTGGTTTGGGTGGTTCAGGGCTGGCAATGCCCTGCCAGCGAATCCAGGCTTCTGCTGATGGCTCACGAATGATGACTTTGGCGTTATCCCACTCCGGAACGATGACTTCTTTTTTACGAAAGCCCGCCATCGGGGCCAGTGCCAGTGCTTTAAGACTCAGTTTTGACATTAAGTTTATCGCCGGTTTCCCGGCGCTCCATTAACTGATGGTGACGGTGAGATCAGCAGAGGTGATAACGGTGCCATCGGCATCAGTAACCACGCAGGAATAAACCCCGGCATCACCGGATACAGCGCTGGCTTTCGTAAACGTTGCGCTGGTCTGGCCGCTGACCGTCGAGGCACCCTTTTTCCAGACGTAGGTATAAGGTGCCGTACCACCCTGGACGACCACGCCCATAGTCAGGGCGCTTCCTGCCGCGACCGTTTGGGACGCCGGAAGGTCAGTAGCAAAAGACAGGACTCCTGGGGCATTAATATTGGTGGGTTTGCCTTTCAGACGCAGCGAGAACGTTGCAGCAACCACGCCATTGGTTTGAGAATCCCAGGTGTGCTGACGTACCTCAGCGCGCATCAGGAATCCATTACCAGACGGGAAAATAACCTTAAACCCATAAACCCCGTCGTTATCATATGCTGCACGAAGTGCATCCTGCGCCGGGTTGCGGTAGAAGTTACCGGAAAGTGACATTTCAGACGGAGCAGGAAGGCCGTTGATATTTTCCGTTTCATCCGAACACAGCACTGTCACGTCAATATCGTTTTTCTGACCAGCGGTAAAGCTGGCCTGTTTGATAGTGCAACTCAGGTTTAACCAGGTTGCGGTATCCAGCTCTGCCGCGGTGACCGGCACAGAGGTAATCATTACTACCGTTTTTTGGGCACGTTCAAATAGTGCTGACATCGCAGCCTCCATAAATGAAAAAACCGCCAGCGGCGGTCGGATTGGAATGGTTTTTGTCAGGCAATAACCGTTATTTCGAGGGTTGCCCGATGAAGATGGGTTGTCGTGTCGTAGCCAGGAATTTTTGTCACCTCGACAGGTGAAAGCACCTGCAGGCGAGCCAGGGCATCCAGGCGTAACGCCCGGGCTTCGTCATTCGTTTCAGCCCATACATCAACCTGAATGCGCAGTGTCGACTCTGCCTGGCCGCAGAAAACATCCCCGGCAACATCAGTCGGTATCGAGAAAATGATATAAGGCGCTGGAACATCTGGAAGTCCGTCGCTGCCCAGCGATACCACATACGGATAAACCCGCCCTTCTGCCAGCGGCGACAGCAGGTCATAGAGATCATCTTCTGTCATTTAGCCAGCACCTCATCGATAGCCTGATTCATCCGCTGCATCGCCACCTGCGCAGCCTCTTCCATGCGGGTATCAAAGGCAGGACGAACAAACGGATGTGCTGGCGCCGTAGATGTTCCCAGCTCCACGAAGCGCCAGTAAAACGCATTCCGCTTGTTGCTGGCCTTCATGGTGTTGTCGCTGTTCCCCGTTCGCGGGTTAACGCCACGAATATGCACCCCCGATGAGATTTCACCACGACGGCGGCTTTTCTGGGTGACGACAACAACGTTTTTCTTCAGTTTTCCGGTTTTCTCAGGAGCACGATCAATAACCTCCTGGCGAAGCAATTCGGCGCCAGCACGGGTCGAATCCCGGAGAACTTTATTATTTTCGGCCTTGCTGAGCGTTTGCAGATCGCGGGCGATATCCTGCAGCCCGGAAAAATCCAGATTCACATCAATCATTTTTCGGTCCCCTGTTTGCAAAGAATTTCCAGCCGGGTACCTTTGCCATCTGGCACCGGAGGTCCGGTGACATTCAATGTCACTCCTTTGTAGGGGCCATTCAGGACAAGAAGCCGCGATGATGCCGAAATATCTTTGCGATATCGAACCCATACACGAATGGTAGCATCCGCCCTTTCTGCTCCTGCTGTCAGGCTCTCTCGCCCACTGATTCCCTTAACCTCTGCCCAGATAGTGGCACCGTCAGACCACTCTTCTGTTGGCTGACCACTCGGTGTTCGTGTAGTAATAAAATTACGGATGGTGATCCGATGCCGCATTGGTCCAATTTTCATCATCCCCTCCGGCTAAACACCCATTTGAATTCGCCAGGGATTCAGCAACCAGCGTGCGGGTCCTGGAATATCAGGACTCAGATCATCCCCGCGGTTTTCATACAACCAGCCCACGATAAGAAGAACCGCGCTCTGAATGGAGGGCGTGATGATAAGAGGACGATCGCCAGCGCTTTCATTCTCAACAGCACTATCCAGAGCATCCTGGTCAGCGAAAAAGCGTCGGTTGAGAAACTGCATTGCAGCATCCTCCGCAGCGGCAAGATACCCCTCCACCATCGTTTTATCGATTTCATCATCCAGCCTGAGATGTTCCATGGCTGTTTCAGTATTGATTACCGTCATAACCATTACCCTTTGGTTTCGGGGGCGCGGTTCATTTTGTTATCAGGGACTTCACCAACTATGGTCACCAGCCCGTTACCTTTGAGCTCGACAGCACGTAAGCGAGAGACGTGAAACGGATCATCAGCTGGCGTCCTGAAAATGTCGCCATCCATAAAACGCCGGACAGGCTGAACCTGAATAGTCCCGGACTCTGTGGGTTCTGGCGCCGCATTTATGCCGTCGGATACAGACGGTTCAGCCACATTTTTTCTGGCCATCACTATCTCCTCAGAAAGAGAGGGCCGCTAAGCGGCCCTGAATTGTCAGCCGCCAGAAGCGGTTACAGTACCGGTTACAAATGCTTCCGGACGATAAACCGCTAACGCCAGACGCTCTTCCGCACGAATGGTGACCATGTTTTTAATAAAGTCATCTTCGTTCTCAGTGGAGAGCAGCACTTCGATATCCATGCGGTCGAAGATTTGCACAGCCATGTTGAAGGCTCCAGTCAGGAAGTTGTTCTGCGCCATGGCCTGTGTTTCAACAACAGGGAGACCCCAGATACGAGGAACACCACCATTGACCGGCTGCGCGATGATATAGCGGCCTTCGTTATCTTTGGTCAGCTCGATGCCTGCCCAGTCAATCGGGTTCAGGACAAAACCAGACGCCGGATATTCCGCAAGAACGGCCTGCAGAACAGCCAGGCGAAGACGGTCGATCGGCGTGGCATTGGACAGGGTTAGGGCTGGTGCAAATTCTGTTGCCTGCGGCAGAATACCGAGGATATTCGCGCCGGTGCCATCGCCGCTCAGCAGTTGCTGCTCTTCTTTGAAACGAAGACCATACTGAGCGCGGCCATTGATATAGCTGGCCAGACCGGGCGCATCGTCCAGGATCTGACGGGACGCTTTAAAGTAATGCGCAATAGTACGAACCGGCGCACTTTTCAGATCAAACCGAATGTCAGATTTTGGTTTCAGGGCACCTTCCGCCACAGCTGCAGCATTATTGGTAAACCCCGTTTCCTGAACGAATTCAATACCGTTAGATGCGGTAGTGCCGGGGATAAGCAGATTACGAATGGTCAGAGTACGTTCCGGCGGGGCGATAATGCCCTGAACACGATCGGAGACCACCAGGCTGTTGGTTGGGCTCGCGCCTGTGCCCGTAGTGGCCGGCACGTTCATAATATCTTTCTGTTCCAGTTTGACGCGGATGCTCTTACGGGCCGAACTGTCCATACCTTTGAACTCTTCACTTTCGACCACCAGCTCACCGAGCGATTTTCGCTGTGCAGGTGCATCGTTCGGGCGGCGTGCACCTTTTTGCTCCAGCTCAGTGAGACGTTCTTTCAGCTCGTTCATCTGATTAAGGCTTTCGTCCGTTCGTTGTTTAAGTTCCAGCGAAACGGTTTCTCCTGCCTCCATTTTTTTCTTCACGTCTTCGCCAAAGTTTTTGACCTGATCAATCACCATGGTGAGCTGATTAGAGATTTCGCCAATACTTTGTGGCTGATCATCAGCCGATTTTTTCTGGTACATATAAATCCCTTAGAGAATTTTTGGGAGAGAAAACTGGCTCAGTTGCTGGCGCATCGCCGCAATAGCCGCTTTGGTTTCGCCGTCTTCGCCCCCGGACTCACTCCGGTCAAGCAGATAGGACAGTCCGCGGGAGGCGACCGCAGCGGACTGACTTTTCGAGAAACCTGCCTCTCGCAGGAACTTCTCAAATTCAGGTAAGGAAGGAAGATCACCGTGTGACAATTTCGACTTAATGACGTCGATGCGGGCATCGTCGTTGGCTGGTACTGTAACGATGGAGATTTCAACCAGGTCGAGCTTCGTTAATGTGCGGATCCGGGTTTTCTCATCGTAATTCGATTCCCGAACGTAATAGCCAATGGAAAGGCCCGTAATGGCTCGGGTTTTCATGCCTCTCCATGCAGTTTTGGCGTAGGCGGCGTCGTCCAGCCACAAAGCGCCTTCACCAAAAAGCCCATGCTTATCTTCTTTCAGGGTTGAGATATCCCAGTTCCCGATGGGTTCACCGGTGCGATGCTGCCAGAGAACAGGGAACGTCCTCCCCTTAGCCCGCGTTTCCTCGATGCTTTCGAGAAATGCGCCCGGCGCCACGACTTCGTTGTAGCTATCCACCACATCGAAGACAGAACCGTATCCAGAAAAAAGGCCGTCATCGTTGACAGCCTTAATATCGAAGTCGAATGCCTTTACTTTCATGGCTGCGTTTTTCCGGTACATTCCGGCGTCTCCTCTGATTTAATGCCAAGCCATTCCCGCAGTGCGTTTTTGGCTGATTCACTGTCGCCGGACTTGCCAAGCTGATCTATCGGCAGCAGGTTGGATTGAACGGTTAGTTGGTCAGCACCAGGTTTTGGCTGAAGGTTTTCTTTTTGCCGTGCTTCATTGCGGGTCATCAGACCGTTCTGGGTCATCGTTGAGTAAAAAGCGGCACGGGCGGCGCTGTCGGCACGTAAGAGACCTTCGATGGAAAACTCCGCGAAGTACTTATTTCTTTCTCCCGGAGCCAGGAGACTTTTACGAATCGCCTGCTCAATACGGGTCAGCCATGGACGAAGTGAAAATGTTAAAAAGCCAATCAGCATCTGTTCGACGCCACTTCCCCACATCGTCTGCCCCTGAGCGGTATGTCCAATCAACCCCGGCCATACTCTGAACCACCGACAAATCTCTTCGATATTGAAGGCTCTGGACTGCAGCATCTGCGCGTCTTCCGGGTTGAGGTCAACAGGCTGAAACTTCATTCCCGCTTCAAGAACCATCATTTTCCCGGTATTCATGGATCCAGAAAATTGTTCAACCATGCTTTCACGTACTTCATTGCGCTGCTCTTTTTTCAGGATCTGATCCATTGAGAGAACGCCGCTGGGCCGCATACCGTTTTTAAAAACTTTGGCGCTGGCTTCATCTGTTGCCATTGCCAGACCAAGTGTCTGTCGGGCATAACTGACAGGTGACAGGCCCATGACACCATTGGTGCTGAACGCACGGATGTGCATGATGTCCCGTTCATCAATGTTTCGGGATGTACCTGAAGGCCAGTCACGGTAGGTATAAATGGGCCCTCCGCTCTTGCTTAAATCAACCTTCATCCTTTCTGGCCTGAGAGGCACCAGCGAGGTAATACGCTTTCCGGTTCGATCGATTTCTGCATAAGCATTCCCCCACAAAAGCAGGCTGGCCATGATCATTTCCCAGAACTCCACTGCAGTCATATCAGCATTGGGTTGATTATGGAGGAGCTCATAAAGCGGGTGATCATTTGCATTCTGGCGACCGTCAGCCGTTTTTTCGTAAAAACCAACAGGCAACGTCGCGATGGTTTCGGATAACAGCCTTACACATGACCACACTGCCGATAACTGCAGGGCTTTATCAACCGTAACGGATTTCCCTGCTGCGGACTGCCCACCAGCATAAGCAGCCCAGAATTCACCGTCGGTAAGGGAGATGGGTACGCCGAGCCACCGGCGAACGGCGCTTTTTATCCGGCCTGGCTTCTTCTCTTTATTCATGGTGACTCACACAATGATGGGATTACTGAAAAAGTCGTCGATATCGCCAGAATCATCCTCATAGCCTTCGGAGGCACCGATTGCCATAGCGCCCGCTACAATGCCGTCGATACGCCCGGTACTTTTTTTCTTGGCAAAAATTCGGTTTTCTTTCTGATCAGCCTCCGTCACTGCTGAAGCCGCATTCCAGCGAAGACAAGGGTTCGTCCTGATGATAATGACGCTGTCATCAAGCAACTCTTCAAACAATTCGATGGAGTGAGGCATCCACAGCCCGGAATCTTTCGCTTTGTAATACCCTTGCCCATGAGGGATTAAGGGAACAGAAACAGATGCTTCCTCAAGCTCCGGCTCAAGATATTTAATGCGATACTGGTCGAAGGCGATGGCCTTGATATCAAACTTCTCCGTCAGATCGGCAATACGCTGGGCAACAAAGCCGTATTTCACCGCTTTGCCTGGCGTAGTGTGGATGTGACCATCGCGCTCCCAGGCGTCATAAGGCACCCGGTCCGTTTTAGCCCGTTCGAGCAAGGTATCTTTGGGTGTCCAGAACTCCACCAGCAACTTGCGTTGTTTTGGAAAAAACAGCGCCAGGGCAGTCAAATCACGGGATCCGGACAAGTCCAGGCCACCGTAGCATTCCTCACCCTCCAGCTCATCTGGATCAAAGTTTTCCTCACATCCCATCCAGACATCACTGCTCATCCACGGGTTAGCCGCGTCAACCCACTGACAGAAGTTGAGACGCCTGACAATACTCTCTTTCGAAGGCATCCCCCGGGCCTGAGTCACCTGCTCACGAAGATAGCTTTCTTCAAACGTGTGACCCAACGAGGGGTTAGCCTTTTTCCAGCAGGACTCATCCTTGAAAGGATCGTCACCTTCATCCAGTGAACAAATAAAGGCGAAAAAACTATCATCTTCTATCGAACCAGCAGATACCTTTCTACCGTATTCGTGATAGTCATAGCAGACGCTGGTTTTATCGTGTCCACTGTTGGTGATCATAAAAATGAGTGCCTGCCGGCGACCTTTAGTGCCGGCGCGCATCATTTCAACAACCTGATTGCTTTTATGCTCGTGAACTTCATCAATAAGAGCGCAATGTGGTCGTGGACCCGACTGTCCGTCATCTGAACTAATTGGGCGAAAGAATGAACCAGCCTGAAGAAAAGCCAGGTTCCACTCTTTTCCGGCGCCGCCAGATTTCTGTATGCGTGCGGAAAGAGCCGGAGACTGATCGACCATCGCCACCGCATCACGAAAGAGGACCATTGCCTGGTCTTTTTTCGTTGCAGCAGCATAAACTTCAGCACGAGGTTCTTTATCTGCAGTGAGACAGTAAAGACCTATCCCGGCAGAAAGGGGGGATTTGCCAGATCCTTTTCCTGATTCCACGTAAACCATTCGGAACCGGCGAAAACCTCTGGCATTTTTCCAGCCAAAAATCGAACCGACGATGAAACACTGCCATGGAAGCAGAACAAAAGGCGCACCTTCAAAATCGCCCCCGTTAAGCTTGAGGACTTTCGCAAAATAATCAATGGAGCGCTGTGCTGCCTCAACATCCCAATGGAGCCCTCGTGCATGGCAAGATTCAAGATCCCTGAGGTGTCTCTGGCAGGCATTTCGAATGTCAGGACCGGCCAGTTCTTTTCCAGAGGTTACATCCTTTGCATACTGCGTTGCCGGATCAACCGAAGAACTTGTCGAGCGTGTCTTCTTCGGGGGTTTCGCCATTCACTTTCACCTTCGTCCTTGCCGCTGGTGTCAGACCGAATTCAACCAGGTAACTTTTAAAACGACGGTCAGCATCAGCCAGCATTGAAACTGCCGGGTTGGCCTTTATCAGAAAACCACCCTCGGTCTGGACGGTATAAGTTCTGCCCTCTACAGCGATGGTGTCGCGCAGTTGCAGGATATCGGCATAAATATCGCAAAGCCTTTCAAGAGCCAAAGTATCTGCAACGGTGAGAACACCCATACCATCGAGAAGCACAGTCAGCCGACCCCATGCCACCTTACCCCAGTCGGTAAGATGAGCTGGGGGGCTTGGAATTTCTTTAGCTGGCGTGGGTTCTTTATCGTTGAGTTTTCGTTTGCCCGGGTTGCCGGTAACCACTTTGAGGTGGGTCGGTTTCGGGCGTCGTCCTGCCATCGGAACCTCCCGGAAAAAAACTTTTCATTTCGCGGTTGTGCACAAAAAGGACTGGCGGCGGTCATTTGGGTTCGAGGTTCTGAACTTTTGACCCGCCCCTCCCCCCTCAGATGAGAATCGACATCATTTGAATGATAATGATTTCAAATGACAATCAATTTTGAGATATATTGATAATGGTTATCACTTAAACCAATGAGAAGCCGGGTCCAGTGGCATCCCGTTTTCATCGCAGCCGATCACGGTGCCACGCTTCTCCATTCGCTGCTTCGTTGAGTCGTGGTGCTGCTTACACAGCCCTTGCCAGTTCTTCCGGCTCCAGAAAAGCTTTTGAGCTTTTGCTATTGCCTGGCTGTCGCCAGAGCGCAGAGCCTCTTTCAGTTTGTGCGGGATGATGTGGTCAATCACCGTTGCCGCTGTCACCCTGCCTTGCTCCTGGCACATGATGCATAAGGGGTGTGCACGAAGGAAGATAAGACGCTCACGGTCCCATTTGCTGCCGTAAATACGAGGTTCGCTACTCTTATTGGAATACATTAATTCGCTTACCTCTTATAAAAGTTACTTCTTATGCTTCTAACTTTAATTTAAAAAGGTTATATAATTAAGTTTACTCTCAATAGTCACCTTAGGCTATTCTCTTATATTAAATGAAACATGGATTTTGTCTTTGGTATAACGTACATATTATCCCAAGACGTTTAATGAAAACCAAGCACAGCAATAAGGACAATTATGGAAATTGAAAATGTTTACAACGTATTTTCAAAGATAAAAAATGAATGTTGCACGGAGATAAGCTCAACATTAAACTTAAAAAACAAATTAATATCTTATATTAACAACAATGATTTAGTAAGCGCAGCAGCATCCGCTTCTATTATAGAGAACAACCTCACCATCGACCTCTCACATTTCAATTTAAAACTTGAGTGCAAAGAGTCTCTAAAGCTTTATGACTTCCCACCGATTGTTGCTTCGTGTATAGAAATGCATTTCTTTTTAAGAGAAGAAGATATATTTCACTCTGTGTTAAAAATATTCATAACGCAAGACGGCTATATCGTGAAAGATGTTTTCTCAAGCGATTATATTTGTAAGACCGAAAACGAATACCGTGGGAAAAAAGTTTTCGAAGAAATAATATCATCACTTATTGATAAAGGACATATAGTGTTGACCCCTGGACAACAATGACAGAGTCAAGAGCTTTGATAATATAACAGAATTAATATTATCATAGGCACTCATAGAGTGCCTATTCTGCTTTACTAGCTAATCTGCTCTGAGGCTGTATCAAACAGCGCCATCGCTTCGGTGGCTTCCTGAATCGCTTTGATGGTCTTCGCAACCACTTCAGATTCGGTTACAACCCGGTTGTACTGCTGGATGAAAATCTGATACTTCAACTGACTGTCCTGTACGAATGCAATAGCCTTAGCTGCAGCTGCTGTATCGTAGTTCAGGATTGAAAGCAGGTTCAGGCGTATCTGTTCTGCTGGTGTGATGTCTGCCATGTCTGTCTTACCTCTATGCGATGTGGGGAGCATTATCAAGTCACTATTCGGAATAGCTTCTGAAGTGCCATTAAAAAAACCACATGTGGGTGGCCTTTTTAATATCTAAATAAATTGCAGGGTAGTGGTTATTTTGAATCAAAGACAAATCGTGAAGATGTTATTTTATTAAGCAACTGCACTAATGGTGCCTTAGTCCCTTCGCCGTTGATATAATGTTCGAAGTCGTCTTCGAATATTATCCAGTCTCTAGCAAGTTGAGTCCCATCAAATAAATGCTCAGTAGCAAGCCAAGACGACTGGCAGGCGTCAAAGATGCTAAGAAGGTTATCAAATCTCTGCACATTCTGCTCTCCAGCATCTATCTGCTGACTTATGAGAGCGACATCTTTAAAAAGCCACCTCACAATAACCTGCTCCCTCTCTTCCTCAAGTTCATCTCGGTCAAGGTTTAGTGGCATATTTAACAAGGCGACTCTTAATTGTTTGATCGCAAGTCTAAACTCCATTTTTACTTTTGTTTTTTCTTGCTCTCGCCAGGTTGTCAGGGCTCTATAAGCAAAAATCAAAGTGACTACGCTTGCAGTGCCACTAATAAATGCAGCAATCATTGACCAAAACGCCCACTCAGCTGCATTGCGATTAGCCACGAGCGTTTCATAAGCTATATAACTAGCATCCATATCCACCTCACATTAGTTATGAGGTTATTCTAACAAAATATATTAGGGCCGCCACCTGGTGAATGGCTCCTGCAATGCTTTGCCACTTCCCGGAGTGGCCACGCTCATGCCCTTGAGTCGCTGTCGCATCATCGCCGCTGATAACCGGTGCACGTTCAGCATTCGCGCTGCTTTACCGGAGCTTATTGTTATCTATGAACCCTTACCCATCACTACACAGGCTCGCCATTACGCGACTCGGGGCAGCATCATGACTGCTCTGCCTTACGGCTGCGGTCTATCTGCTTTAATTCTTCATGGCTGTATTCTCTGGTGGGGATAGTTGTTTGGTTATCCCTTAGTGGGGTTAGCAATCAGCGTCAGAACGCGCCACGGCGCGGCATGCCCACATACAGGCTTCCTGCATTTTGGTGCGCGCGATAGCCATGCAGCGCAAAGCCTCTGCTCTCTTGGTTTCGGCCTGACTACCACGCTCGACAACTTCATCCGTTGCTACCTCTCGCTCAGTATCGAGCAGACTGCAAAAATGCCGGCTGACACCTTTTAGGCGGTTCATCCGCTCAATGTCGCCAGCGGTTAATGTGCGGTAGCCCTTTACTGTGCTGCCGTCCTGCGGTTTAGCTTCACTCATTTCGTAGCCCTTTCGGTTGTACCTGGTTTGCTTTTACTAGCTCTTGGGTGGATATTGTTGGGAGGGAAAGCATGGATATAATCAAATGAAACAGATACTTTTTACATGGTTTGCTTTTACAAATACCTATGCCTGCATCACCGCCAGCATTAACGTGAACAACTCACTAATGCTTGATTCAGCTGTGCCGTGGATTGTTGGGGTTTCTCTTGGAGTAATCACCAATTACTTATTGGCTAAAAAACTGAAGGAAAGCGGGTTTCTGTAGGCCTGCTGGTTTCTGGCCAGGTTACTTCTTAACGCTGTCCGGCATCACCGCACCAACAACGCCAGCCAGCGCTACGCCGCCAGCGATGACGGTTTCCTGAATGCCCGGAGGCATCTGATAGCCGAAGACACCGGCAATGACCAGGATGATGCCGCGCCAGGTTGAAGGCTCTTTCAGTCGATTAATGAGATAGTTCATATTTCCCTCAAACAAGAATACTTTTTGCTAGGAGATAGCGGGCTTTACGGTCATCAATGCCGTTCTGTCCGCCGTTGATAATCTGAGTGACGCGTGTAAGGTCACCGGGATAACGCAAACAGCCGCGTGAGGTATAGAACCAGGCAGCACTGCGCGCCGCATACTCATCCTGTGCCAGCAATTCAGGCTGTTTAACCAGATCAATCTTCAAAGCATTCCCGCATTCGCGGTAATTGTTCAGGCCGGTGGTCTGGATGAGCCCGCGCCCGCGGTAAAACCAGCCGTCTGTTGCACCGTTATTCCCCATGCGTTTGCTGTACACCAGATTGGCGATCGCTCGTTGCCTCTCCAGTGGCAAAGATGGTTCACCCTGCCGGCGGCCGAGCGAATTAACCTGACCCTGCGTCAGCCGCCCGGCGCGGACAAAACTATTCAAGCCGGCCACGCTATAATTGAAGCTCTCAACAAGCTGGGTAAATCCCGTGCTTTCATGCCCTACCTGGGCAATGAACATTGCCTGGTCGATAGCTTCTGTTATACCAAACTCTTTCATTGCGGCTGTAATATGTGGAAACCAGCGCGCAGCTAACCCGGCGCTGATACCAGCCGCCTTCTGGAATTGTGATTGATTCATTAGTGCCTCAGTGTATCGACCAGACGCGCCACGTTACCCCGTGCCCATAACACGGCGGCGCAGATTAGGATGTTTGCCAGCACCACCAGCCAGTTGGATGACTCGTAAAGGCCAAACAGGAAACGAAATGGGATACTGGCGTAAACCAGCACCATGAGATATGCCAGGAAAGATATTCCCCGTCTGTGTCTGGATCCGCCACGTTGGTAAAACATCAAAGCGAGAACAATCACAGTACAGGTAAGTGCGTTAACCAGTGCTGAAGGATCATTTACCATTTGAGCCTCCTCCTCGGAACCGGGTTAGCATATTGAACAGGCTATTCAGGTCCTGGCTGTTAAGGAACGTCAGCACTTTGATAATCAGCGACGAGATAAGCACAGCACCAAGTGCGTCAAGTGGGCGGTCGCTATAACCCGTCCAGCTTGATAGCTTTGAGCCCACTAACCCGGCGCCCAAGACACCAACGATAAAAGACGTCATAAAATATGCCACCAGCTTACCGCGTGAAATGTTCGCTGCCGTAGTTACGTAGAAGACCGCACCAGCGAATGCACCAAACACAACACCATAATCAATTCCGGTGGCCAAGCCAAACATACTGGCCCCCATCAGGCCACCGGCCGCAACTGATGTTCCAGAGACAGGATCGGACATTTAGCCCCCTCTTTGTTGCTGTGAGTTCCTCTCATGAACGAGGGGAATAAAAAAATCTGCTCAAAATGAACAGCATCCAACAAAATGCCTATCGAGTTTTATTGGCTAGCCTTCCCTGTGAACTTCCATCGTCCGACATTACCAGCGTCAATAAAGGGGTAAAATGAGAGAAATAGTGAATGAGTATGGGGATAAATAGTGTTTTATCCAAAAAGGAAGGATATCATTGATGTAATCATATGCATTCCGTTACCTGAGAGTAGATCTGGTTATTATTCATAGGAAACTAACTCAACGTTTTTCATTGATTTAATGGAGATTTTATGAATTGCTATTGTGGTAATCGTGCAACTCATGTACTTGTTACTTATGACCACGACATAGTTTTGCCATTGCAAGTTTTCTGTAAGACACATGCATTTGAAGACGATCGAGAAGAATGCTGTTGCTGCGGTGATTACGGTATCGAAGTTGAAAATCCGGTCAACTATAAAACAGAGGAACTGTTACCTACATACTTACCGGGTTCGCTTGATGAAGGTAACGTTTGCAGCGAACATCCTTAAGCAACCTCGCTTACGATTAGTAAAAACCCGTCGCTAAACGGGTTTTTTCTAACAATGAAGGCTCTTATTCTTTGTAGAGTGATGTAATTGATTAGAAATTTTTGCGGCAAGGCAGTTTTTCTACCGAGCTAAACCAGCAAATTACGCATTTCCATGACCGTCTGATCAAATCGCTCCTTCTCAAGCTCAACACCGATACCATTCCGACCGAGCAAAGCGGCCTGCTTAAGCGTTGAGCCAGATCCAAAGAAGAAATCCGCGACCACCTCACCAGGTCTGCTGCTTGCTTTGATGATCTGCTGCAGCATATCGGCGGGCTTTTCACATGGGTGCTTCCCCGGGTAGAACTGAACCGGCTTATGGGTCCAGACATCGGTATATGGCACCGTGACAGAAACGCTGAAAGGTCTACGTAGACGCTGATACTCCTGCTGGAGTTCTGCGTATTTCCGGTTAAGTGATTGCCATGTTGCCACCAGCTGGTGGTGAGGCCTCTCCAGCTCATTGCGTGCATGCTTGTCACCGGCAATTTGCTGGAACAATGCCTGGAGCTTCAAATAGTCGGTTTCGCTCGGCAACTGCCACTGGCTAAGACCAAACCAGTGGGAAACCATATTTTTCTTTCCCGTTGCAGCAGCAATTTGAGCAGAGGTTACCCCCAGAGACTCTCTGGCATCACGGAAATATGAAATTAATGGAGTCATGACATGCTGCTTAAGCTCGCTGCATTTGACAGCGAAACCATCATTTTTCGGCCTGTATGGGCCCTGATAATGATCAGCAAAAATGATCCGCTCAGTAGCAGGGAAATATGAACGCAGACTTTCTTTATTGCATCCATTCCAGCGGCCTGATGGTTTGGCCCAGATGATATGGTTGAGCAGGTTAAAACGCTCTCTAACCAGTATTTCAATATCGGAAGCTAAACGGTGCCCGCAGAACAGGTACATACTGCCGGAGGGTTTTAATACCCGCCAGAACTCGGACAAACATCTATCCAGCCAACGTAAGTAATCCTCGTCCCATTTCCACTGATTATCCCAGCCGTTCGGCTTTACCTTAAAGTAAGGTGGGTCCGTAACGATCAGGTCGATAGAGTTATCAGGTAGCGATGGAAGATATTGCAGGCAGTCAGCATTCACTAACTCAATACTGGATATTTTTACAGTGTTTTTCATAGATCAGTAAGCGTAACTCTGGTAGGCTCACTATGCTTTTGCGCTAAAGCAGTGGGCCATGGTTCGCTTGTGACCTTCTACATGAGCGAATGGCTGGCCGGGTGCTACAACACCCACCAGCCGCCCATTTTCACAGCAGGAAACCTCCGTTACTGGAGGCGCTTGTAACACCCAAACTGGTAATCAGATAACCCCGCCATCACAAGCTGCGTCAGTATTAACTGGCAACGTTCGCGCGTCAGGTGCGTATTCTGTGCAATCTCCCCAGCCGTTGCAGGCTTCTCGCTTAAGGCGCTCAAAACCGCTTTGGCTGTTTCTGTCATATCTTGCTGATTTAGCATGTCTTTTACCCTTTCATTTGGCGTGACACACAGATAACTCTGGTCGAATAATTCAGCAAGCTACAAATTACCGCCACAGCGAGAAATGTGATTCGCAGCCATAAAAAAACCCGCTCGGAGGCGGGTTTGATAACGTTGAACATACAATGCCCATCGTTAAGATTAAATTTACACAAAAACGGCAACTTTGCAAGTATCGTGTCGCTATTTCATGCGAAATTTATCAAATCAGTCGTTTTTGTAACGCGCCGGAGTTGAGCATCAGTAAAACTCTCCTCCACAAAACATTTGGTCACCAGGCTTTCATAAAAAGGTTTCCAGCTATAACGCCAGGTACGCTCCGGCAAGCCAGGTAACTCTGAAAGGATGCCGCGGTATGCGTTGGAGGATTTTGGCCTGCTAAACCCGCGGCCTTCACAACGCTTACATGTCTTGTAGACAGGCACTCCCTGAAGTTCTGATTCTTTGCGATCAAGTGTCTTACCCGTCCCGCTGCACTGGCAGCGCTTACTGATTTTCCCGGTGCCATGGCATTTCACACAAAGCACGTGATCGACATCCTGCACCTGCCGCTTAACCTCAAAATCCGAAGGTGACTGCCTGAGGTCTTTTGCCCATTGCGGTAATCTCATTGTGTAGTGGCTTTTCTCGACCATTTTAACTTTCTTCACGAACCCCTTACCTGCGCATTTCGTACAGTCCGTAGTATCCGCAGCTGATGAGGCGTAGTCGTGATATGCGAACCTGGCGATGATCAGCATGCAAAGAGGAAATTTCTTGCCGGCGGCTTTCCTGACTGAGCGGGGAGCATTCTTCTTTGCATATTCGGCCAACCAGTGAATTGAGGCCATGCGGTCATTCTCGCTGATGCCAGCCTTACCCAGGAACATGGATAATCCGATCCCCGCTTCGGCCTGCGTCATCCCCAGCGCAGCCATAACGTCAGTTACGGTGAGTTGTTCGCTGGCAGTTGCTCTCCCGCTATCTGAAATATGCATTCCACTCGGGGCAAAGAATTTTGGAATTGATTCGATATTCATGCTCAGCACTCCATACACTTATTCTTTAAAAATGACGCCAATACCAAGCGCACGATCAAGAAAACGTATTAGCAGCTCCAGCTGCGAACCATACTTCTCTTCAAATGCGATGAGGTCGGCATGTAGTTCATCGTGATGCGCTCTGCACAGCGGTATCACGAACAGGTCATGGGCTTTGGTTGCTGTTCCTCCCATACCATGACCTATTATATGGTGTGGATCGTCAGCTGGTTGCCTACAGCAGGCACATTCCTGTGTTTTTACCCACTGGGTGTATTGAGGACAAATCCAGCGCCGGCGCTTCGGTCGCAACATAAATGCTTCAGGGCAGTCCGGATCCACGCCCAACCGGAGAATAGGTCTCCCAGCATCGTGATCACCCGTCTCCAGATCCCCTGTTATGGCATGGCTTTCCCTCTTATCCAGACGTCTTTTAAGTATGTCGGCTGCGGGTATTGCCGGAATGATGTCGCTGTCCCTGTATACCGAACGGTGCGGCTCTGGAGCTATACGCAAGGCCTTTTCAGCCATAGTCTCCGTTATCGCATCAGAAATCCCAGACTGAACAGCCCACCAGCACAACTCTGCCAGGGATAATGTCCTTTCCCGGGTGCATCCAAGCGAAAGCAGGACCATATCGATGACCCAGTCGATAACATTACGGCTTGCTATTTCCTTGATCGCCGGATCCGGCTCATCTCGAAGCTTATTGTCGCAATGCCAGCATAATAAAACGGATCCTGGATCTTGCCTTAAGATGACTGTTTCGATGTGGTGATATCCCTCATCATGATTCTGGCATTGTCTGACAGCCAGGCTAAGCCATCGCTCCAGCCCCTCAATACCTCCCGCAGCTGTGATGACACGTGGATCGGTAAAGAAAGGAACAAGGCTGCGATCTACGGATAACGGCTGGCGAGCGTCTGGCACTTTCCCCGTAGGAAAACCGGCCATGTACTCGGGCTGTGGAGTTATTAGAACGCGCCCCTGAGCAAAAAGGCTCATCAGCTCCTTTCCCGGTTTAAAGAGTACTACGCCGAGGCGGGGCACAATCTCTGGTGTTAGTAATCCGCGCAAGATCATCCCCTACTGCGTGACAATGCCGAGCAGTCTCAGAAGCTCGGGAAATTTTGATTCAAAAAAATGTGGCTGAGTCTCCCGGGGATTCGCAGGGCTGGTGATATTTTTCCCGTAAAGGCAGCCTTTGGCTGTTACAGACCAGAATTTTTTTACTCCGTTTAATCCGCTCCGGCTTTGCCGTTCCTTCTGATCCACGATCCCGGCACGAGCCATTAAGTGATATGCCTGGTTTGCAGTTAGCCGTATCCCATGGGTTTTAAGCAGAGCACTAAGCGAGAGTGTGGGCCGACTGGATCCATCCATGGCGCCGGCTGGAGCATCAATCGCATAAGCAGGCATTAAATCTGGAAGCCCGGCCGCCTGTTGCAATTTCTGGTAAGCACCAAGTTTGGAAGAATTTGAGAGGTTTAATGTTCGGGATGCTGACTCCAGCAAAATGACACCAGCCTGAATACGATCGGAGGTCAGCGTTGTCATAGTATTTTGCACCGCATCAAACGTTCTGATGACTTTCAGATTGAAGGCGGCGCTAATCCACATAGCATAGGCATACACCAATTCCTTGCAGGCGTATGTCCCAGGGTTGATCCCTCCTCTCACAACATCGACAGGAGCAAACGCCATATCTGGCGTTAGCTCAGCAATCAACTGAGCTGCCATCTCGGACCGAAGCCAGCGGTTAGGATTATGACGTTCTTCTCCACCAGCTGCGCGCTGAAAGTCATTTAAACAAAATCGACCTGCTGAATCCCGGCGAACGAAAATACCTTCTATCGCCAAATGAGAGTGGTTTTTGGGCGCACCATAGCCCATAACGTGGTTAGCCATATTTATCTCCATACACTTTAACGTGACGATCGGGCCTGCACGCCCGGTTCGTTTACACACCTTGAGATTAATGCCTGATTGCATAGTCTTCAACCTACCACTGAACAAACATCCAGCACTTTATTGAATGCCGTTATGGTGATCTCAACTCTCCCTCCCTTTGCATTCTCACCCCACTCGATCGTCATTCTCTTAACCTGGCTGTCATCCTCCCAGATACCGGCATATGTAAGTGCGTCGAAAAGCGCCTTGTTGTAGTTGTCCAGATCGCGGCGGCGGTAATCAGGCGGATGCAGGACAATGACTACCTCCGCTGGTGAAGCGGAGGGTTTTGGGACTGCTTTCAGCTGTTCGATAATCGCTGCTCTTACAGCATGTTTGAATTTGCGGCCGGCTTCGCTGACCAGCAATTTACCTTTTGCAGTCCCCTTATTTGGGGACCGCCAGTAGGAGTTCACGCTGGGCGGGAAAGGAAGAATAAATTTCATTCATCCTCCAAAATCAACTTGAGCTCAAAGGGAACCTCCCCTCCGCAATAGCAAAGCTGTCCCAGGTCAGACATAAGGCGCCATAGGGTCATTGACGAGTAGCCATTTTCGTCTGTCGCCAACGGTACAAACGCTCCGAATATCCCCGGATAACGTATACGGTTCTCTTCGTGTTGTTTTTCCAAATGATTGAGGGAAACTTCATTAAGTTTCACTTTCACGATGCTGTTGAGGTTAACGACCAGCTCCTTTCGGGAAAACGAAGGAGTGATGCTGATACCGCGGGATACCCCGCGGGTGATTGTGATGGCCCCTTTTCTCTCCAGTGCCTTCAGGTGGCTTGCCGCCGCATTGGGGGACCGGCACCCCAGCATGCCGGTCAGCTCGTAGGTAGTAGGCGGGAAACCATGCTTACGCTGGTAGTCGATCAGGAGGTTCAGAACCTCCTGCTGCCTGAGTGTTAATTTCGTCACGCGGCTCGCTCCTGTTTGTTAACACACATTTCCGGCAGATTGGCCCTAACCAGCGCCTCAGCGAACGGGGGCGGAACGGCATTGCCGCAGCGTGCAACCTGCTTATCCTTCGCATACTTCACCCCGCGGTAATCCCGATCGATGATGTACCACTCCGGAAAGCCCTGCGCCCGGTAAAGCTCATGCGGTTGCAGCATTCGCATCCCGATATCAACGATGCGGTAAGTCACTCCGCCGATATCCACCAGCCCGGTGCTATCCTCCCCGCAATATTGCTGCAGGAACGCCAGCACCTGCTGCGCGCGCTCTTCGTCATAGTCCGCGACCGCCAGAGTCGTTTTAACCTCCCCTACGTGCTGCCCGCCGGCAGTAATAGTCGGCATCGGCTCGTCAGTTGTCTGGCCATCACGGCAGGTACCGCGGAGTTTTATCAGGTGGGACGTGACCATTGCAGCATCAGCCTTTGTCGTCATGGTCTGAAGTGGCTCGCTAACGTCTCGCGGCCTGCTCTGCCCAGCACGACCGCCAACACCAACAATCTGCGCAGTAACCAGCGCGTGATGATCGACAGTGGTAACTGAATGAGCGGGTTCGCCCAGGTCAATACCGGCGCCCTGGTAGTTCCCGCCGTAGTGTTTCGCCAGAAATGCTGAAACCAACTGAGATTTACCTCCCCCTCCAGCGGTAATCGTAGCGCTTGGCTCGTCTACGCGGTGGCCGACGCTGGCACCGAATTGCCGGGCGATAACTGGAGCGACGACGCAGGCTCGTGACTCTTTCAGGATGGTGTGAGCAGGTTTATCAAGCGGGCGCGGTTTCGCCTGGTATTCGCTGCCACCGTTGCCAGCGAGGAAAGGTACAAGGCCCGCCTCAACAAACCCCAGCGCATGACCATTCCCACCCGGGCGCCTGGACGTGCCAGCCGTCACCGTTGGTACCGGTTCGGTGACTGGCTGTCCGGTTGCGCCGGTGCGGAACTTTGTCAGATGAGGTACCGCAATTGCGTAGCCGTGGGTTTTCGTAATCGTCTGCAGCGGTTCAGAGAGAGCCTGCCCCCGGAAGCAATCGTATTTGCCTTTAGTGGTAGTGTGATTGCACTTCACGATAAACGGCGACGCGCTCTCGATAACAAAGCGTTGGATGCCGCGCGCGATCCGCTTCAGCGTATTCTCTGCCAGAGACTTTTTGCGGTCGAAAATGCTTGGCGCTGGAATTGACCAGTCGATGCATTCTGCAGCTGTGCGCCATGGTGCCAGTTTGCCAGAAATCACCGCCGGCGATTTCGGATCCCCGTGAGTAGCTGCCGGCCAGACTATCGACTGCCCGTCCCGTCGCATAACCATGAAGAAACGTTTTCGGATAGTTGGCGCGCCGTAGTCGCAGGCGCGCAATTCGCGATAATCGACGTCATAGCCCAGCCCGGTAATCAAACGCACCGCCTGTTCGCTATCCGGCGATAACTCCAAAAATTCGCAGCATTCCAACAACGCAGGGTGATCCGCTGGAACTCCGGATGTCAGCATGCCTACGAACGCCTCGAACGTTTCACCAACGCGGTCCGGATCCGGACGCATTTCCGCCGCCAGTAGTGGACCCCACGTTTTAAACTCTTCGACGTTCTCCAGCATCATTACCCGCGGACCAACATCCAGCGCCCAGCGAAGAACGATCCACGCAAGCCCACGGATCGCTTTTTCAACTGGTTTAGCTCCTTTCGCTTTGGAAAAGTGGCGACAGTCTGGGGAGAACCAGGTCAGGCCAACAGGTTTGCCGCTGGTTGCTGCGCCAGGAGAAACATCGAACACGCTTTCGCAGTAGTGCAAGGTATCCGGATGATTGGTACGGTGCATGGCCACAGCATTTTCATCATGATTAATGGCAATATCGACACTACGCCCAATAGCCATCTCAATCCCGGTAGAAGCGCCGCCGCCTCCGGCAAAGTTATCAACGATAATTTCACGCATGGCTAACCCCCTGCATACTGCTGACCAGTCGGCTGGCAATAGTTATGATTTCGGTACTGGGCGTACGCTCAAGCCACAGCTGATTGATGTGTGCCTTCAGCTTGTTTTGCTGAGACTCGTTAAGATGATTCACGCCTTCGACTCGCTCAAATACCAGGCCGACTTCCAGTGGCCATATCCGGCTTTCGGGTAAGGTCTGTTTGGCAACTGAGAGAGCTTCCCGAACATGGCTGCGGATCAGTCTGCTGTTGAACCAGCTCGCTTTATCCAGGCTGCCAACAATATCGATGAACTCAGTGACCGGGCATGTGTCGATAAACTCTGCATACACCGAATTCATGCGTTCTATGGTTTCTTCACGTGCAGTTGCGGATCCAAGATCAACACCGTTAAGCCAGCCCACCAGCACTTGTTTCGCAGTTTGTTTGATGATCAGGGATTGAGCTGTGGCGATCGTTTCTGATTTAACCGGCGTAAACTCCGGTTTATCCACTGAATCAGCCGCCCAGGTATGACCAAACTTTGACTCGGCAAAGGTGTACTCGGCTTTATCTCCAAAAGCCGCTACCACGCAAGCCCAGGATCGTATGCCGCTTTTCGCGAGGATTTCGTCCTGAAGAAGTGGGATTTCAGTTTCAGCTTGCTCTGTCTGAGGCTGATCCATTACTGGAGCGGTTGCCTGTTTACCCACGGCGTATTGGGCCAGGGCCATACTTGCGCGCCCCTTGGCTTCAAGAGCCACACGATCGATATAGCTAAAGCGCTCCCCTCGCCATGACTTATCAAATACAACAATCGCCCCAGCAAAGAAGGCACTGGTCGGCGGTAATGACTCCAACTTATTGATAGTGTTTTATGGTCAGATAATGCCCGATGACTTTGTCATGCAGCTCCACCGATTTTGAGAACGACAGCGACTTCCGTCCCAGCCGTGCCAGGTGCTGCCTCAGATTCAGGTTATGCCGCTCAATTCGCTGCGTATATCGCTTGCTGATTACGTGCAGCTTTCCCTTCAGGCGGGATTCATACAGCGGCCAGCCATCCGTCATCCATATCACCACGTCAAAGGGTGACAGCAGGCTCATAAGACGCCCCAGCGTCGCCATAGTGCGTTCACCGAATACGTGCGCAACAACCGTCTTCCGGAGACTGTCATACGCGTAAAACAGCCAGCGCTGGCGCGATTTAGCCCCGACGTATCCCCACTGTTCGTCCATTTCCGCGCAGACGATGACGTCACTGCCCGGCTGTATGCGCGAGGTTACCGACTGCGGCCTGAGTTTTTTAAGTGACGTAAAATCGTGTTGAGGCCAACGCCCATAATGCGGGCGGTTGCCCGGCATCCAACACCATTCATGGCCATATCAATGATTTTCTGGTGCGTACCGGGTTGAGAAGCGGTGTAAGTGAACTGCAGTTGCCATGTTTTACGGCAGTGAGAGCAGAGATAGCGCTGATGTCCGGCGGTGCTTTTGCCGTTACGCACCACCCCGTCAGTAGCTGAACAGGAGGGACAGCTGATAGAAACAGAAGCCACTGGAGCACCTCAAAAACACCATCATACACTAAATCAGTAAGTTGGCAGCATCACCCTGGTCGGCTTCTGCTTATCGTCCGCCCGCTTAAACCAGGTAGGCAGATCGAAACCGATGCGACCACGAATAAAACAGACATGATCCGCATCTTCTGGCCACCATGTCTCACTCGTTGCTGACTTCACCAGAAAGACATAACGACCACCCTTTTCACGCTGAGCGGATGCATAACTCATGATGTGGGTCATGCCTGTGATCGCCTGCTTTTCGTGATACTGAGAACGGCTATACGGCGGATTTCCAAATGCCGCGCCGCCGAGTTCTATCAGTCGCGCCGCCCAGTCCTGCGTCAGGGCATTATCTTCTGCTGAGTACCACGCAGGGCATTTTGCGTTGCTTTCATCTGCAAAGAGGTCAAGCACCAGCGGGCCATACATAGCGTTAACCCCCCAGAACAGCAGATCGGGCGTTCTCCACTGGTCGCCCACCTCCTTGAGATAGTGGGCAGGTGCAGCACGTAATGCATCGAGAGCATCACAGTACTGGCTTCTGGTGATTGGGAGTTCGGCCTCATCCACCAGCATTTCGCCTTCGCTGGTCGTGTTCAGTCGATGCACAGATCACCTCCGCAGTAATTCCCGGCTAAGAGACACTCAGTGTGTGATTTCCCCATGCGTGCTTTCCGGAGGCAGGCATTTTTCTGACGAATGTAATACTCAAGAGTTTTCTGGCTGCAGCTTGAGGTACTGAGCTGGTGCCATACAGTAGCGGCCCGGCGATACAGGCTGCGCTCTTCGAGTTTTTTAGCGGCTTTTTCCTGTTCCAGGTTGCCTCTGGACTTAAAGTCGTCCTGTAGGTCATCGCAGCAGGATGCATCATTGATGACTCGATAAATAAAACCGCATGAGGTTGCTTTGGTTTCCAGGCGCCCTTCTGTGTACAGGCGATATACGGCACTTTTCACAGAAACAGGTTTGCAGTCAGGAAAGGCGGCAATGATATCGCGCATTTTCTGATCTGGGTTTTTAGCAATGAATTCAAAGGCCATTTGAGTAATGTTCATCCACGAAACCCCTTCGGTATGGTTGTTTGCACTGCACCAATTTGGTTGATATCCCGCGGCTTACTTCTGTCCCAGCATTCCCGTGGCGGTCGCCCTTTGGCATCCCAGCGAATAGCGCTCTGCAGATAGCCCTCGAATTTTTTAGGCCCAAAAAGTGTTTCGGGGCGCATGTACTGGTATTGCTCGTCGTTGCCATGCCAGTGCTCATGCTTAACGTCGATAACGAGTTTCAGATCTGGAACGGTATGCCCCTCACGTAGACGTGCCCGAATGTTTTCGAGGGAATTTTTTGACTTCTGAAACCGGGAGCCACTGACCTGATTTAGATGCATCAGAACTTCGATCGCATGGTCAGTGATTACCACTTCAGGATCCGGCTTATCGTCGGGTTCCGCAGGAGCCCGACAAGAAGGTTTTTTAGATGACGGATCTAATGACGGATCTAATGACGGATCGCCTTCAACCATTGAGGGGTCCCCCCGCAATATTTGAGGGGATGCAGACCCATTATTTGAGGTATCAGAATTTGACCCCTCAAATTTTGAACCCTCAATTTCTGAGGCATCAAATTTTGATTGCTCACGCGGGGTTGCGTAGAAGAGTTTTGCTTCAGCTGCTGCACGTTCCAGCATATCGACGTTAAGTTTGTAGACGTTCGAATTATTCTTGCCGCCTACGCGACGCTCCTGCTTCTTCAGCCACCCTTTCGCCTGAAGTTTTTTAATGGCGCTTCGAACAGTGTTCTCGCTCTTTGCCCCGATCTGTCGCTGAATAGTTGTCACAGCAGGCCACGATATTCCTTCATCGTTGCTGAAGTCAGCCAGGCGGGCCATGACCGCTATTTCAGATATGATCAGGCCTTTGAAAGCACAGGCTTCCCATACCAGACCGTGTAATTTACTGCTCATGGCTGCCCTCTACTTCCCTGAATTTTCGTTGAAACTGATCGAGTGGGCTAAAACACTCGTGCGGATAGCCTTCCCTGAGGTAAATGACACGATTCGTCTCACGTTCCCAGCGTATGACTCTGACGGGCTTGCCATAGTGGTCTCTGAACTTTCGGTTAACTTCGCGCATAACGCTTTTACCCTCCGGTTAAAGACCCCCACAATCGCCGTTGCCCGGCTGTGGTTACATGAAACCCATTTACCGCATACCATGCGTTCATACCGAAACAGCGCAGAACCCGTCACCGGACGCATACGTAGTTGCGGTAACCTTAGATTTACGATTAAATTGCTCATGCGGATTATTTCTCCATACACGTTGATTTATCTGCCACGACGCCCGGAGCTGCACACTCGCGGGCGTCACTCTTTTCTGGCTGACAAAAGACACGGAAAAGTAACGTTAAATGCTCCTGCCATTTCGCCATGACCTGGTAACTGTTCTCCTCAATCTGCTCACGTTCGGCCTGGTCAATAACACCGTCCGCAGTGGCTTTGCGTAGATACTGCGAGTGTTTTCCTATCCACTCGATCGACTCCATCAGGGTAAGCGTACAGCGTGAACCGTCTGGTCATAATCTGAAGCATCCGACAAAGTGGTGTCCACCAAATAAGTAGTGGGAACCAAAGTGTCAGATATG